CACCTCTTGTAGAAGCATCGTTTAGATATTTCCAATCAGTTTTGTAGAAGTCATAAGAACCTCTTCTAAAACCAGAAAAACCTAAATTAAGTGCCATGTCAGATTCATTGTTAAATAAACCATAAGAAGCAGCGTTTGTTGAAGCGTAACCACCATTAGTAGCAGCTAACATATCGTCAAAATCAAGAGCTGTTTGTCTTGATAAGAAAAGCATGTTTTCTTCAATAGAACCTTGAGTATCTAATTGCTTGAGAATAGCATCGAAGTCTCCCATAGCGCCAGAACCTGGAGCAGCAGCACCAGCAAAGTCGTTATAGATGTTTCCTCTATTTTCAATAGCAGCAAATAGACCTTCAGAGCCTGGACTATTATTCACAGTTACACCACCAGCAGCACCATTCTTTTCAGCTTCAACCATAGACATTTCAAGATAATCTTCGAAACGTAGTCTAGTTTCAGACTCAGCTTTTAAGTACCATAAGTACCCAGAAGTACCGTCTTCAGTAGCAACTTCAACCCAACCAATTTGAGCAGCGTCAGAACCAGAAACTTCGTAGAAGTCTTTTAGTATAATTGGCTTGTTATCAAATTGAGTAAAATCTGGTTGAATAGCTGTAACTCCAGAAGTTGGAGCAGTAGCATCCATTCCATTTGTACCTTTAGCAAATTCAGAGCCATATACAAATAGCTTTAAAGCACCTGCAGCACCAGCTAAAGAAGCCATGTTTGCAACTTGGTAAGTTTCAACAGTCACAGTAGCAACTCTCGGACCACCAGCAGCAGCACCTATTTGTGTAACTCTAGCTTTTAAAGTTACTAATCCTTCAGAAACTACAACTGTTTGTCCTAACCTAATAGCACATTCTTTGTTAGCTTCAATTGGAACTGTAATAGTAGTAGCACTAGCTTTAGTACAACCATCGTAAGACACGTGTAATCTATTTTGTTCAGACCAAACTACTTGATCCGACATCATTGGCATTTCAGCGCCAACCATTCTTAAAAAGCCTGATAACGTTCTGTTACCAAATCTTTCTACTTCTGCTTCATACAATTCCGGTAGGTATTGTTGAGCAAAATTTCCTCCAGCTGCATCAGTAAAAGACAAATAGTTGCTAGACAACGTTTGTTTTAATTGATGTGGTACTAGACCGGGAGCATTTGTTGTTAATCCCATTTTTTTAAGTTTTAAGTTTTAAATTTTAACGTTTTACCGTTTTTTGATTTTTAGTTTAGAACTATCAACACCACTTATTGCTTTTACTTTAAACCCGTTAATAAATACATCACCAGAGGACGTAGCCCTTGGTTCGTTACTTATATTTTTAGATTTAGCAGCTATATCTTTAGTTGCATCGGCCATGCCTTGCTCATAAAAATGTTTAGCTATAGTATCAGCGTTACGTGCTGCGTATAGTGCCTTGTGATAACCTTGATGATCATTCACACTCCCATCTTCGTTGAGGAACTTCCCTACAAAGTTTGATAAGTCACTTTGAACATCCGCAACTTGAGAAGGATTTGAAACTCCATATCTAAACTTTTTTTCTCCTAAATTAAAATCAAAACCTTTGAATTCTTCTGAGAAGTATTTTTTAGTTGTAGTCTTAAAACTCTCGTGTTGTTTTTTTGACACTTCTTGTTCTTGTTTGAATCTGTCGAAAAAGTCCATTGCTTTTTTCTGCTCTTGAGTAACACCCGGTCTCAACTTGATCTCGTCATAGTATTTACTCTTTAAGTCTTCTAAAAAGTTTTTGGCTTTTGCAACTTCCTCTTTATACGCAAGCTTTTTCTTGCGAATTTTTTTTTCATCATCATAGTCTTCATCAAATAAGAAATTATCTTCCATGATAAAATCTATTTCTTCAGCATCTAGATGAGGTTTAGTATTTTTATAATATTCCTTAAGCAACGCATCGTTACTGACATTGGAATAATCGGCATTAAGCCTTACAAAGTCTTCAACAGTTCCACCAGTGTCCTTCATAAACTCAACTAGCTTCTCTACATTTTCAGGTAAATCTACCTTAGGACTTTCTTTAATTTCCTCTTTAATAGGCTCTTCACTTTGCTCTTCCTCTCTAATCTCTTGTATTACACCTATTTCTTCTTTTTTACCTTCTTCGGTAGGTTTTTCTTCTTCGTGTGTTGTTCCCACCTCTTGCAGTCCCACTTCAGTGCTTGCTTTTTTCTCTTGGCTTTCCCCATCAGACTGTAGCATAACTTTCTCTGTGCTTGGCTCTTGAACGGCATCTTTTTCTTCTTTTTTGTTTAGGTCTACTTTTAAAGTTGTTTCTTCTTGTTGATTCAACTTTTTAGGTCTACCTCTTTTCTTTTTAATTTTGAACTCTCCTTCTTGAGCTACTTCTTTTTCTTTTTCCATAATATGATATTATATAATTATTGTTTATTTTGGAGCAAACTGCTCCGTTCCAAATCCGCCTAGAGTATCTTGCCCTGCGGATTCAAAATTCTTTGGTAATAAATCATTTTTTCTTTGATCTATTAGTTCACTCTGTTGAGACGCTTGTATTTTAGTTCTTTCGTCTTTTCTATCCTCTTTGTAAGACTCTTCACCTCTTTTAGCTTCTCCTTGCTTTTTAGCTAACTCTATATTAAATTGAAACTCTAATTCCATTAGTTGTTTCTTTATTTCAGCCTCTTCCCTCATTTTCTGAATAGCAAACTGAGATTTACCTTGTTCTATCTGAAGTGCTGTTTCTGCTAACGCTTGTTGTTTTTGAACCTCGTTCATTGCAGCTCTTTCAGCTTGCTCTGCATTTGCTTGAGCTTGAGCTTGTATGTTAGCTTGTTGAGCTTTTTGATCTTGCTCCATTTTTCTTTTTCTTCTTTGCTTAAGAAGTTGATTAGCTAACTTTAAGTTTTTAACCTCTCTTATATCAATTGAATCTTCAAGGTATATAGAACCTTGTTGAAGTGCAACCTGTATGTTTTGTTCTAGCATTGCTCTTTCTTCTTCATCTGGTTCTAGTTCTAAGAATATACCAAAATCATGTAAGTTTAAGCCAGCTAGCTCGTCTAACGTACCAACATTGTACCTTGAAATACTAGACTGTATTGATTCCCTAAGTAATGGAAACTGCAAGCAATCTGCTATTCTTAAGGTTACGTTTTCACAAGTTTTTAATGTTAAAAATAAACTAGACTTTAATATGTGTCTTGTAGCTACATTTGAGTTAGCAGCTGCTAGTTTTTGTAAGCCAACTAAAGCGTCTTTATCTGGCATGCTACCATCTCTAGCTTCATTAAGTCCAGTTACATCCCTCATCATTTGTAGGTAGTACTGGTAAGTATTAGTTAAAGAAGCTATTTTAGCTCCTCCAGACGATGTTTGTAATTCTTGTATTGGAACTTTACCTCTGTTCATGTCACCATCCTGAGTCATTGATCTACCAACGATACTACCAGTTTGGAAATACATGTTTAATGCTTCTGCTGGGTTATAGTTTGTACCATTACCTAAATCAACTTCTGCTAGACCATCAGCATCAAGGTAAACACCATCAGGCACCATTCTTGAAATAACTTGCTGTAGTTTTAAATGAGTTATTTGAATCATGTCTGCAAAACTCATCATTCTGCTTACATGTGATTCAATTCTACCTTTATATAATCTTGGTGCGCATATAGAGTAGTTCATGTTAACTTTAGTAGAGTTAGCAAATGGTCTTGTCATATTCTCTGACATCTTCCATTCTAACATCTCTTCATGGCCTAATATCTTAGCACCAGTATATAAAACCTCTATACTTCTTTGAACTTTCTTAAAAGTGTCTGCCTCTGGTGGATTAAAAGTATCTTGTTTTTCTAAAGCTTTTTCTAAACCATAAGGAGTGTTTTTTATTTTCCACGTCTGGTTAGTGTATGTCTTATATTCAAAAAATAAAACTTGTATACCATTGTTATCTTTACCGCTCCAGTTTCTAGTGTATTGAGTATTACCTGGGAACTTTTGTATTCTCTCTATTTGATCAGGTGTAAGATGTGGAAATCTTTTTACTAGTTCTGGTAAACTAATAGATTTTACTTCACCTACGTAATACAGATCGTCAAAGTTAGGATCTTCTGTATAAGACCAAACTAAATTAGCTGGATCAACATAGTCTATAGTTATACCATTAGCCTTGTTAAAACCAGTTTTAGTAGCAGCTATACCAAGTACAGCTAAGTCATAGTTAATCCTTCTTTTTACTAAGTCATATTTGTTTTTATCTAAAACATTATTTATAACTTCTTCTTCAGCAACTTCAACAGATTGCTTATAATCTAATTGCATGTGAACAGAAAGTTCTTCTTCTGTTCTTATGTCTAAATCTTTATTGTTAGTTAAGTCAACACCTGTGTTTTGTTTTATAAGCTCTATTAACTCTCTTTGTTTTAAATCTTGAAAAAGACCATCAGCATATTGAGTTCTTTTCATTAAAGACTCAGGATCTTGAGCAAAAGCTTTTATATCATAAACTCTATCAGATATACCATTTACTAATATGTCTACAAACTTAGGTATTATTGGTACTGGCTTCCAATCTAGGTTAAGGTATGATAAATCACCGTTTATAGAAAGTTCGTCTTTGTATTTTTGTATAGACTGTTCTCCTCTCGCATATAATCTTCTTTGGTGGAATTGAGAGTAATAAGTTGAAAACATATTACTGCTAGCGTTTTGTATGCCGTTATAGTTGCTACCAAACCATTCGTATTCTATAGCTCTTCCAACCTGCTCTCCGTATTCTATACTTTGCTTTTCTACATCTGGTACTACCTGATCTGGAAATGCACTATTGTAATTAACGTTAACCATCTTTATTCTATTATTTTTGAATTAAATCCATTGTTGTCATATCTTCTTATACCTAAATTTAACTTCTTTACTGACCTATCAGCGACAGGTTTGTATAAATTCCTGTTACAACCCATAACAGCTAAACCAGAGCTAATACTAGCATCGTGTTTAGTTCTGTTGTTTATGTTGAACTTTGCCCAGTCTTCTAAAGTCTTCATGAAATACATATCACCGTAATTTCCTTCTTCCTTTAGCCCAACGTAGTTTTCTATATAAGATTCTATTGCTGCAGCGTGAGCTTGTTTAATGTCTTCACTTGAGTTTGGTATACCACCTATTTCCTTTTCTGTTACAGAGAGCTTATTCCAAATCTTATCAGGCCTGTTCATTGAAAAAGCCCTATAACCTCTTCTTTTCAAGTAATAAAGTAATCTTGGTTTATTGTTCTCTGCTAGTATTGGCATACCGTAGAACACTAATGCCATTAATACTTCTTCAAAAAACATTTCGGCAGTCTGTGGTCTAGCTATATATTCTAAGAAAAAATGGTTTGGTGGAACATCTTCCATACTGAACTTAGTAAGCCCGTGAAGAGAACCATTAGAACCTTTACCATCTACAGTTCCACTTATATCGTAGCTATCACAACCAAAAGCCCCAACGTGTTCGTTACCAGGACATTTGACCCCATCCTTTAGTATCACTCGATTTTGTAGGTTTTTAGGTGGAATCCATGATATTTTAAACCTACCATTTTTATCTGGCATAAATGTAACCCTAGTATCTTTAACTCCGTTTTCCCATTGAAAGCTACCAATAGTTACATTAGCAACATTATTTAAGTCATCGTTGTAGTCAACTTGCTCATATATCTTAACTAAATTAAATATACTTTGCTTTGTTTCGTCTCTGAAAGCGTGAGCTTCTGTTCTTGGAAATTGACGATAAAATTCATTTAAGCTGTCTTGATCATCTTTTAAACCTTCAACCTCATTCTCCCAAGACTCTATTACACCTAAATCTATAAGTTCGCCATCAATCCCAAGTACGGGTTTTCTTGGTGTTTTGAATACAGGTAGTCCATAAGTATCAATGTAGCCTTCGTAGGACCATTCCATAGGTATGAACAAAGAATATAATCCCGAGCTTGTTTGACCATTACGGTTTCTATTGGTAACATCTGATGCATAATATAATTTTTTAAAGTTTTCACCACCTTTGTCTAATGCGTTAGAGGTTGAACCCATCATACATTTACCAACAATTCTACTACCTAGTCTTAATGTTGTTTTTGTAACCCTCCAGTTGTTTAGTATATTGTCTGGTCTTTCCCATTTACCACTTTCATCGTGAGCTAACAGTGTCAGCTTTTCACCATCATAACTATTGTCTCCAGTGTTTTTCCAATCTATAGTAGTATCTAAACCTTTTATATCTAATAGTTTCTCGTTAGCTTCAAGTTTTCTTCTCGTGAGTTTTGACGCTGGGACCCTATATGCCAATTCAGTTTTAGGGCGATCCATACCATCTTGTATCGGTTTGAAGAAGAACGGATAGTTAACTGATATGGGTACGACTTTATCAGTAAACATCTTTTTTGCGTCCGATCCTGACTTAGAGAGTATACCATATCTTGAATCGCTTGAGATTGTCGCTTGGTTAACGAGCTCTGCTGAAGCCATAAAGGAAAAACCCGATCGTCTGTTTTTAAGATAGCACATCCCATAACATCTCTTATCTGCTTTACAGGCTTCCCAGAAGTAGAAAAATAACTTATTTGATTCTCTATAATCAGCTGATCCAACGTCGATCTTTGACCACTGCAGATACATGTAATGAGTACCAGTAATATAGTTAGGAAGACCGTTGTTATAAAACCAATGACCTTCGTCTCTGTGTTTAAATTCTTTATCAATGTAATCATACCATTTTTCTTTGAACTCTGCAGGATATTTATCCCAGTCAAAAACGTTTTTTATTTTAGTAAGTTCTTTCGGGTAAGGTTGTTTTTCCCAGTATTGCTCGCTTTTGCTTTCGCTTCGTTTAAACGGTTCATCGACTGCTGGTAAAGCAATGCGGAGATTTTGTATTTCAATGATCTGTCCAATTTTTCCAGTTTTGCTTATTACTATAAAGTCGTATTCTGAGTTATAACCGTACTCCCAATGCTTGAACCTATTTTTCTTTTTAAATATCTTAGGGTTGACTATATCATCACTGGGGATAACTTTGTACAATGTTTGATTGTAACTCATTTGCTTCTCCCTTCTGCAAATCCTCTAAAAGATTTTTCTTCTTTGTTTTCTTCTCTAGGTTTGTTTTCTAACATTTTTTCTTCTTCTTCCATTCTATTTAGAATTTCAAAAGCATCAAATATTGCTAGCTTTTTAGTAGCTGCTGCATTTTTTAATCTATCAGCAGTGACATCGTCATCTGTATCTACTATTGGTTCTTTAGCAACTTTAATTAATTCTTCAACCGCTATTCGCCCAGCTTGGATTATACTCTTCTTGGTTTTCTTTATATCCATGGTTAATTACTATATCATTAGATTTCATACAATATAATCTTTGATCATCGATCAAAAATTCAAATTCACTATATGGAGAAAAAGTTATTAAATCGTCTTTTTTAACTCCTAAACTTAAAAGTCTTTTGTTTGTGTATTTTACTACACCAGTTAAAGGCTTTTCTTTATCAATGCTAAACTCATCTTTATTGACAACTGGCTTTACAAAACAATAATCTAAATTAGGTTTGTATTCACCGTCTCTCTTGTAAAGATAAACTTGATCAACAGTACAAAAGTACTCATCATCTTTAAAGTGCAGAGAGCTGTTCTTTTCAACACCCCTCATGATCGTGACTGGGAAAC